CTCTGTTTTCTACTAGATATCCGAATCTTTTATAATCAACTGTTTTTTGTATCTTCATTATTCTCCTTTTATATTAAATTTATGGAGCCCCAGAGTATTGTCCTTATTCAGGAGTGAACACTATGAGGCTCCGCTTCATCAATCTTCCGATGTATCAGAAGTTTTCTTCTTATAACCCTTAATTTCAGCTATAAGTTCGTCTTTTATGTCATCAGGGGCATTAGCTTCAAAGAAAGCTATAATATTTTCAGCTAAAGTCTTCATCTTTACCCCACATTATTGCTGATATTCCTAAGCCCAATAACCAAATACAGCTTATCCCAAACATACTGAGACCAGCAATCATTGATTTTATGCTAACTACCGTGATTAAAGTAAGAAATAATATTGCTAAGGACCTTACTATTATTCTTTCCATTGCCTACCTCTAATTGTGGCCCAATAAACTTACTATTGAGCCTGCTAAGTATCCTGTCCTGACGCCTTTGAGGGTCATTTGTTGTCCTTTTACCAAGACGCCCTTTTTTTTGCTTAGAAGATTTCATAGCCATCTCCATATTTCTTTTTTAATCTATTTACTTCTTTGGCTTCCATCACAGTATCACCATAATCAGTGTAACCTGCTAATTTCATAAATTGGTATAGCCTGCGATTTAAGCTACTATTTTCACGTTCCAAGTGGTCTACCCTTATTTGTAGATAATTTGGCTTAGAACGCTTAGCTACGTGCCTTCTTCTACCAAATGGATTTAGTATCCTAAGTATCTTTTTCATTTAATCTCCTAATATTACTATTATTGTTATTGTAAGTGTCACAATAAAACAGCTAAGACAACTTAAGAAGACCCAGGATAATACTCGGTCTACTAAATAGTATTCTGAACTTATTGCAACTTTCATTGATTGTGATAACATTTCTTTTAACACTTTATTACTCCTTTGTTGTTATGAAAATTAGTGAGAGAGACCACGCTTATCTAGGCTACGAAGTAGCTTTAGCTAGAACATTAACGAATGGTGGTTTTAGCCGTAACTCTCTCAATGCAAGGCTCTAATCTAATCCCTCCGTTAAAGTAGTAACGTTGTCTCATCCTACCCCAAGTCTACATACTCAAAGTAAGCCAGCCCGCTTGATAGGGAAAGACAAGGGTGTTTTACACTATAGATTAGAGCCATATGATTGCCACTTTTCGAGGACTTAGCATGCTCATTTTATCCCTGCTCCGTAAGTGGCCAACGGAATAGACCAGAATTGTTTTAGCACTCTCGTGTTTCCACTGGCTCTACTTTTTGAATCTAATTAAGGTCAGTTTTTAAATTAGTGTAATACGAGCACAGCGAGACATTGCTTTTTAAAAAGGTAGGAGATACCCTCTGAAGCTGTTACACTCCAGAAGGTATCGTTATGTGGTATATTAGCCCTGTTTTGCTTGATGAAACATCTTATTTGCCTCATCATCTGTTGTTGCTGGTGGCTGTATCTCATATAGAGTTACTGCAGTGTTACGGACTATCTTCTGGACATCACCGTCCTGATACATAGTTCCTGCAACATTGATACCAACATTGAACAGTCCACTAATCATTGAACCGTCAGGACCATTTGGATACAATAGGGTTATCCCTGCTTCACCAATCCGTTCCTTTTCAGATTGAGCCTTTGCTAAGACTTTATCTGAAGGTGGTGAGCATTTGAACCTAAACAGAGATTTATTAGCTCTCTGTAGTTCTACTCTCCTAAGGGATGAACCTAAGACATTTACAATATACCCTAAATAGGTCATTGTCTGTTTATTACTCGTATTTGCTGACATTACTCGTTTCTCCTATATTAGTTATGAAATCACATACTACTCTATCATCTGATACAAGTAATATGCTGTAAACAGCAGGGGTGGAAGCTCCAAGCACCGTCTGTGAAGCAGGTTTCAACGTATGCAACCCCCTACCCTGCTAAAAACAGACGGGGTGCAGGTGCTGTATATCTCAAACACCCATTCTACAGCTATTTTTCAACTTCCCTTCTTTCTTCTTCTATGAGCTTCTGCTTAGTGCTTCTTTTAGTTCTCTAAATATTTTTGTAATTTTTTCTAGTATTTGCTACTAGCAGTTGCTATTAGCTGCTATTAGTATCTTAAGCTATCTGAGTATCAGAGTTTGCAAGTGCCTATCTGGTCCCTATTAGAGGCTGCTACTAAGCTACCTTCTTAAAGAAGGTAATTACAACTGCAAGTTATATTAGCTATGTTATATTAGCTATGTTATAACTAAAAGAAACATATATATATATATATATATATGCAAAGAAAGGGAGTAGATGCCTATTTTGTTTGTGTGCTCTTTTTGTAGTATATTAGCATATTCTAAAAAGGAGAGAAATTATGCATATTGATTGGAATTTCATATCAGAAAGAGAAGGCGGCAGAAGATTAAAGGGTTATTTACCCATGAAAGATGGGGATGTATTAGATAATAGTGGTGTGACTATTGCTACTGGCTTTGACTTGGGGCAACATTCACCTGTAGACCTTGAGAAAATGGAGCTTCCCAGGGATTTAATAGATATCCTTGAGCCTTATTGCTTAGCTTGCGGTAGTGATGCTCTTGATGTTGTTGATATGTACGGTATACCAGAGGTAACAGAGACTGAAGCCTTTGCTATGGATAATGCCTCTCATAAAGATATACTCAATGGGCTTATAAAGAAGTTTAATGTGAGTGCTTTATGCTGCTTTAATGCTCTACACCCGCAAATACAGACTGCTATAGCTTCTGTTGCATTTCAATATGGGTCTAACTTAAGAAGAAGGACACCTATGTTCTGGAAACAAGTGACAGCCTGTGATTGGAAGGCTGCTATTAGTAATCTAAAGAACTTTGGGGATAAATATGAGTCCAGAAGGAGACTAGAAGCTAAATTAATTGAATCATGTATAGAATCTCGATAAATCATAAGGATGGTGCAGTAGATTATGATATTTTCACAGAAGAAGAAGCAAAAGAAAAGGAAATCGAATATAAATACTGGAAAGATGCAGACAAAGGAGATTGGGCAATCTCAGATGACGGGTATGTTGCCCAGGTCATCAAAAGAAAGGTTTATCCATCACAAAGGTCACATTCTAATGTCTATATTAGGCTTCCTTGGGGTTATGTTTTTTATTCCGATAAGTATCCTTCTAAGAAGTTTAATGCGGAAGGTAGGAGAAGTTTTCACACGCTTACTGGAAAGAGTGAGCTAGAAGTACTTTGCAACAAAAAACCGCAAAGAAGGCTGGCTATGGCATTTGCACAGATGAGAGACTTCGATTTATCCATAGATTGGGCTATGGGCTCAGTATCTGGAGCTCACAGGAAGAAATATCACAAAATGATGAGAACGGAGGTTTTTCAGAGGATGGTTAGGGAAGAATTAGAGAAACTACTGCAGGACCATGACTTAAGTCAGGATTATACCATGGAACTCCTTAAGAAAGCTGTGAAAATAGCTGAAAATAAGAAGGATGTCACGAATATACTGAGAATTGTAGAGAATCTACAGGATATGCATGGTATGAAAGAAAAACAACAAACTAAAACTACTACGCAGCTTACAGCTACTATGACACGTAAGATGCTAGATGAAATTGAAGAAGAAGAACGGAGATTAATTGCCTCAGAAACGACAGTACACAAGGGAAGAGAAGTTGAGGCGGAAATTGTCGAAGAGAAGGAAGGCTAAACAACGTAAGAAAGATGCGAAATACCGCAGACGGTGATTACGAATTGTATTATGCCAGGCTTCAGAGTCTAAAGAAGCTAAAAAACAATATGGCTCTATTTGGGAGACATTGTTTCCCAACAGCCTTCCGAAAAACCACTCCTCCATTCCATTCTGATATCTATCGCAATTTGGCAGACGATGCCAAGAAGAGGGTGTTAATAGCTGCTCCTCGTGGTACAGCGAAAAGCACTGTTAGTACCCTCGTCTTTCCTTTATGGAGGGTTGCTTTTAAGAGAAATTCAGAGGAACTCTTCATTGTTATCATATCCGAGAGTCAAAGTCAATCAATTAACTTCCTTTCAAGAATAAAATACCATTTGACTCATGCAGATAGGTTCAAGGAGCTGTTTGGGGACTTAGGACCTAATACAGCTAGGAGATGGACAAATAATGATATTGTTTTAGCTAATGGCTCAAGAATTATAGCTGTAGGAACAGGACAAAGGGTCAGAGGGTTTATTGAAGGTGATACTAGGCCTAATGTGATTGTTGTTGACGATTTTGAGAGTGAACTGAATGCGTATACACCAGAAGCAAGGATAAAGAACCGTAAGTGGATGACCGAAGCTGTAATACCATCACTTTCAGATGATGGGAGGATAGTTACTATAGGAACGGTTATATCTGAAGATTGCTTTTTATATTGGGCAAAGGGTTCGAGTGCCTGGGAAATCTTATGGTATAGTATCTGGGATGATAATGAGAAGAGTATATGGCCTGAAAGGTTTCCAAGGAAGCGTATTTTACAGATAAAAGAGGAATTTGCATCCGTTGGAAACTTAACAGGATTCTATCAGGAGTATATGAATATTGCACAGGCACCTGATGATGCTCCATTTAAGCCTGAGTATATCAAAATGCATCATTATGACTACAAGAAGATAAATGGTCAGAATTGCTTAGTGAGAGATGTAGGTGAAGAAGAGAAGATTATACCAATAGAGATATATTCTGGAGTGGACCCCGCATCCAGCTTAACCTTGAGAGCTGATTTCTTTGTTATTGCTACCTTGGGCATAGATTCCGATGGTAATAAGTATGTTGTTGACATATTCAGGAAGAGAATAGACCCTGCATTGCAGCCACAGAAGATAATTGATATATATAAGAAATTTAGACCCAAAAGAATGAAAATAGAGACTACAGCATACCAGGAAGCCCTTAGAAGTGCTGTTAGAAAGCAGATGATGGAAGAGAATCTGTATATACCAGGTCTAGAAAAAGGCGTTAAGCCCAGGACACGTAAATCAGAGAGATTGTTGTCATTGGTACCTATGATGGCTAAGGGTGAGTTCTTTTTTAGACCAGAAGACTTAGAAGCACAGAAAGAGTTCTTGAGCTATCCAAGAGGTAAACATGATGATGTTATGGATGCTATATGGACTGCTTTGGAGAACGCTAAGCCATGTAGAGTAACAGAAGTAAATGGAGAAAAAATCAACAAGAAAAGAAAAATACTTGATTGGTTAACTATGTAGGTGTTATATTACAAGGACTTTTATTATGGCAAAAGATTATAAACAAGGAAAAAGTGCGAAGAAATTCGTAGAGGAGACCCAGAATCTCTGGCGTTCATACTCCAATAATAGGACTACTTGGGCTGAACATGCACAAGAAGACCGTGAGTTTCGTTTAGGGAAGCAGTGGACTGATAAGCAGAAGAGCACGTTAGAATCACGTGGCCAAGCTCCTATTGTTGTAAATAGGGTTCATCCAGCTGTAGAAACAGCTAAGGCTATGCTTACTGCTAACAGGCCTTCGTTTAGATGCTCACCCAGAGAAGACTCGGATAACAAGATGGCTCAGGTTATGAGTGGAATGCTTGAATATATATGGGAAATATCTGATGGTTCTAATGTAATGAGGAATGTTGTTGACGATTACTATGTGAGTGGTATGGGATGTATGTTGGTATATCAAGACCCTCAAGCTGATGATGGAAAGGGCGAAGTAAAAATAAAAGACATTGACCCTCTTGATGTCTACATAGACCCCAATAGTCGTGATAGATTCTGTGATGATGCAGAGAATATAATAATATCCAGGTTGTTTACAAAAGAACAAGCTAAGAAAATGTATCCTAGGTATGAGAAGGCAATAAGAAATGCTACGGGTGAGTGGGGAAGCGACCGTCCCGCAACTAATTTAAGAGATTCAGGTGAGACTAGCTTTCCTGAAGAGATTCGTGTGCAGGATACTGAGTATATACGGGGTTACGAGAGATATCAGAAGATTCAAGTGGATATGTATAGAATCTTTGAGAAATTCTCTGGTAAGGAATATAATTTTGAAGAAGAGGAGTATCAGGAGTATCTAAAACAGCCTGCAGCTCTAATACAGGGTCAACCAGTAGCTAATATGCAGATTATACAGCAGTATTTACAACAGGGTATAAAACCTGAGATGACTACATTTGAACAGTTGGTTGTTATGGGTTATATTCAAGTTGCTGAGGTAACATTACCTAGGATAAAGCAATGTGCTATGATAGGTGATACATATCTTTACAGCAGGATACTCCCTACAGACAAGTATCCCATTGTTACAGTTATGAACTTGCATACTAGGACACCTTATCCAATGAGTGATGTTAGAATTATAAAAGGTCTTCAGGAGTATATAAATAAAACAAGAAGTTTAATTATAGCACATGCTACCACCTCTACAAATACCAAGATATTAGTTCCAGAGGGCAGTGTTGATATGAAAGAATTTGAAGAGAAATGGGCTCAGCCAGGAGTTGCCCTTCCCTTTGACGCTTCTGAAGGAGCCCCATTTCCAGTGCAGCCATCACCTCTTCCTAATGAACTCTATCATAATGAAACCTCAGCTAAGTCTGATATAGACCATGCTTTAGGGTTATTTGAGCTTATGATGGGTAATTCACAGGCAGCTCCTCAGACTTATAAGGCAACTGTGAGTATAGATGAGTTTGGTCAAAGGAAAATAAAGAGTAAGCTAGCAGATATAGAAGCTGGGTTAAAGAGGGTAGGCCAGATAGCTATTCCTATGATGCAACAGCTATACAAAACAGAAAAAATAATGCGTGTAATACAGCCAAATAACTCTTTAAATGAATATGTAATTAATAAGAGGTTGGTAGATGATAAAACTGGTCAGATTTCTATATTTAATGATATTGCGGTTGGTAAATATGATATTGTTGTTGTTACTGGCAGTACTCTACCCACTAATCGCTATGCTCAGCTTGAGTTATATATGGACGCTTACAAGAATGGCATCATTGACAAACAAGAAGTCCTCAAGAAAACGGAAGTTTTCGATATGGAAGGGGTTCTTCAAAGGACAGATTTAATACAACAACTTCAGCAACAACTGCAGATGGCTCAGGAGGAAATCAAGAAACTCTCAGGAGACTTGCAGACTCGTGACCGTGAATCAGTTAACTTGCGTAAGAAGGTTGAAACAGAGAAATTCAAAACCCGACTCGATAAAGAGGCCAATAAAGCTTCGGCTGCTGGCACCATCTTCGAGAAACGTCTCGATGACACACTAAGTACTGTCAAGAAGGAGATTAGGGATGCAGTAAAGAATGGTACACCCCAAAAGCGGGCTACCTAACGAAAGGAGAATAGATAATGGCAGAACAGGATACCCTAAATCAAGTAGGTTCCCAGGAAAGTAATGCTAACCCGTCCTTAACGCCTACGGATGCTTTTTCAGGTCCGAATGAAGGACAGGCTCAGCAGACTGATACTGCTTCAGATGTATTTGGAGAGGTATTTGGAACACAGCAAGCTCAAGAGGCACCGCCTCAAGATGCTCAACCTGATGTTCCTGCACCTACCCAACCACAACCTGGACAACCAGTAGCAGATGTGAGTCAAGAGGCACCGAAGGATAACGACCAAGTGCGTTATCAATACTGGCAATCTCAGGCATCGAAAGCGCAGAATCAGTTGAAAGAGATGCAGCAGTATGTTCCCTATATAGATTACATCAAGAATAATCCTGAAGCAATCTTAGGGGCACAACAGCAGCAACAACCTCAAACAGCTGAGGAAGCTTTTCCGAAAGCACCTGAGAAACCAAGGAAACCTAGAGGTTTTAGTCGTGAGGATGCGTTGAGTGACACAAACTCTGACTCTGCTAGGTATCTCGATGATTTAGATGAATGGCAGGATAAAATAGTTGAGTATAATCAGTTACAATCTGAGTATACAAATGCTAAACTACAGGAAACTATGCAAGAGATGCAAGCAAGAGAACAAAGAGTGCGTCAAGCTCAGCAAGCAGAAGCATCAAGGCAGCAGCAGTTAGGAGAGATAAATGAATTTGTAATAGCTAATCATGGGTTAAACCAAGAGCAGGCTTCAAGATTCATACAGGATATGTCTTCCCCTGAGTCAATCACAATGGATAATTTAGTCCAACTGTGGATGGCTAAGGAGGGATTGCAGTCTACACCTCAACAGCAAGTTGCTCAGCCTTCAGCTCAATTCCAGCAAACTCAAACTGCTCAGCAGGTACCAACTCCAATGGGAGTAATACCAGGTGGGCAAGGGCAAGGTGGAAATGCTGAAGACCAGATGATGGATGCAATGCTTACTGATTATAAATCTAGGAATCCTTTTTAAATTACTATAGAAAAGGAGGTTCTTTATGGGAACATTTTATAGTGGGGCAGCTGGTAATGCGGTTCAAGGAGTTAATATTAATGACTCCAGGCGACAATTTAACTTCGGTGAGAGAGTTGCAGAACTTGCACCACAGCAAAGCCCATTCTTTGTTTACCTTAGTAAGGTAGCAAAAAAGGTCACTGATGACCCTGTTTTTAAGTTTTTAGAGCAGAGACATCAATGGCAGAGACGTAACTTTGAAAATGTTGATGCGGTGACGAGCGCGGACCCAGATGGAGGTATAACAGCTCTTGCAGTTGATTGCGGCTATGATGCTTATGGCAATATAGCAGCTGGCTCGCAGCCACAATTTATATTACCAGGGCAGATTATAGCTATGGAAGCTATTGACGATTCAGATAGTTCTGTAATAACAGTACACTTCAAAGTTAGTACGGTAGATTTAGATACTGATGATACTGAAGCTAATTTAGTTGTAGTTGTAGTGGCTTGCTCAGGCAGTGCTACAGCAAGTGATTGGCCTGCTGCTATTACTATCGCAGCAGACAAGCGTGGTCAGGTTATTGGCTCAGCATGGGCTGAAGGAACACTTTCTCCAGTTGGTTGGGAAGATAAGATGTATGATAGAGAGGGTTATTGTCAGATTTTTAAGACTGCTTGTAATCTTTTCTCTGGTACATCACAGGCAACTCGCTATCGTGGAGTATCAAATGAGTTTCAAAGAGTTTGGCAGGAAAAACTTATGGAACATAAGATGGATATAGAACAGGCTATGTTATTTGGTGTTGGTTCGGCTAGTAATGAGCAGTCAACTTCTGCTCCTCTAAGATATTCTTGGGGTATATTGCCGTATACTGAAGCTAATGGCAAGGTCTATAACTTTACTTATGCTTCTTCTGGATACGATGCTTTCTTAGATGCAATGGAAGATTTCTTTGCACCTGAAAGTGGAAATTCTGGGAATAAGTTAGTTCTGGCATCCAGAAAAATCTTGACCTATTTGAATAAATTAGGTACAGGAAGTTTCTTGAATAACTCAGTTGGCTCTAGTCAATACAGTTTAGACGTAGCTAATGTTCCAGGTAAGTTTGGACATAACGTAACCGTTGTTAATACTTTATATGGTAACTTGCATTTTGTTGCTGAGCCTTTATTTAGAGGTCATTGGGAAGATTATGCTTGTGCTATTGATATGAAGAACGTAGCGTATCGTCCATTAGCTGGAAATGGCATAAACCGTGATACTTTCATTGAAACTAATATTCAGGATAATGACGCAGATGGAAGAAAAGACCAAATCATCACAGAAGCTGGTTTGGAAATTTCTGTTCCTGAAACTCATGCTGTTCTGAAGTTTAGTTAGGGGGTAGATTATGGCTGGTCAAAATCAGATAACATATATTAGGAGGGACCCTAGCGCTGCGAGAGTCAGTGATGTCTTTTCTGATTGGTCGCAATCCGCTGCTGACGGGACTGTTAAGATGGAGAGCACTGTGACAACTATTGGCATGGGTAGCACCCAAGTAGATGGAACTTACTACTCGAAAGAGTTGTCACTAAAAGGTAGGGATGTTGTAAGTGTACGGGTACAAAAATCCGCCACCACTGGCTCTACTGGCGTTACAACTACTTGGCAATGGTTTAACCCTTCAGGCACATCTTACGATGGCACTGGTGACCAGGTTGGTGGTGTTTGGACTGACATTACGGTCCCGAGTAGCTCTGGAGTAACTTTTGTCATGGACCCCACTGTTGATGCTGAGTGGGAGGTAATCCAAAAAGCCTCGAAGTTTAGGTTTAAGATTATATGCTCTAGTGCATCTGCTGATATATCTAGCACTATCAATGCTGCTGCCTTTATATCTGCTGATGTGGCGATAGATAGGACTGCTGAGTTGAATCTTCCGATAGTAGCTGCTTATAGTGGACAAACTGTTGCAGGGAGCTTTGGTGGTATTGGTGCTGACCCATCATAACAATAAAATATGGTTGGAGGGGGCTTTTGCTCCCTCTGGCTATTAGAAAGGAGAAGATATGATAGGATGGAAACAAGGAACTGCGGAAACTTTAAGTGCAAATGTTACATCGAATATAGCTTTATCTGCAGGTACAGGCAAGGTAACAATTAGACCTGATGTTGATGTATTTATTGATTTTTCTAATGCAGATGGAGGCAATGTTAGTCAGGCTGATGCTACTGAATTGCCTGCACAATCAGTAATGACAATTGAAGTTCCTACTTACAAGTTCAAAGCAGTTAATAAAACAATAGCAGGTAATGATGATAGTACTTATATATATTTAATGCTTGAATCGGCATCTGGTGGTACAGTAACTTACGTTGAACATTAAGGGGGTATAAATATGTTATCAGGAAATGTAGTATCTGCCATACGAGGTATAGGCAGTACAATTGAAGAAGGAGAAGTTTCTTATGAATCTCTTTATACTGACTCAAATTTAAGTGGAACTTTGGGAACCGTAAAGGGTGCCGCATCAGATACAAACTCTGCCTTACAAGTTTCAACAAATAGTGTAAGGTCAACTGGTACTTTTACATCTAATGGTGCGCTGTTAGGTGGAACTACTATTACATCTACTGAAGCTATGTTATCAAATGGAAATTTTACAGTGAACCCAGGAGCAACCAAATTTGTGGTTACTGCCTCAACTGGTAATCTAGTTTCAAGAGGAGATATTCTTCTTAATGATGATTATCCAGTAATGAATGTTCCAGGAACTTATTCAGATACTCCTACTGCTGCTGCAACTGGTGTTGTTAGTGTAACTACCTTCTTAACTAATTTAAGCACAACTAATGATGATACTGATGATGCGTGGACGTTAGCTGATGGGATTAATGGGCAATTAAAAAAAATAGTATTAGCTACGCACGGTGGTGATGATATGGTAATAACACCATCCAACTTCCATGATGGCAGTACTATTACAATGGCATCTGCAAATGGCTTTATCCTACTGACATTTCTGGGCGGTGCATGGGCTATGGTAAACAATAAGAGTGCTACCATTGTGTAAGGTAGTGCATTCAGGTAGTGTAGGTGGTCCTATGCAGAGTTCAAGCATAGATGATACTCGTAGAAAGAATAATCTGGGTAAATAATGGGTCTAATGCTAAATAGGGTAAATGAACTTGTTACTGATGCTGGGATTGCTACTCATCCTGAGGTAAATACTCTGTATCAATCAGCTATTAATGAAGTTATTAGTATCCTTCCTCCAGAAGAGTTATTAAGTCATTCTCCAACACCAGTAGAATTGACAAATTCTTCTACATCTTGGACATTGCCAGGTGAAGTAAGGATTTTAAATGTATTTAGGACTGAAGATGGAGATGTAACCAGGGAAGCTAAAGAGGTTGATAAAGCAACTTTTAGTGCAGCAGGTGATTCAAATAGTCTATATTTTGCTACGAATAATAGCCCTGTATATTCTTTTGATAATAGTGGGGATGAGGTTTCAACATTGAAAGTTCTCCCAGATTTTGATGCTCTAGATACTGGAGAGGTTTATTATTTTAAATATTATAACGAAGGAGAGCATTTAGTTGATAGTGATGGGATATACCTAGGTGACTTCTCTTCCCAGGATGGTTGGGCAACTTTAAGTAGTGATGGCTGGGGAGATGGTGTTGGTAGTCTTGTTGGTACTTCAGCAACTGGAACTTTAACATGGACTACGGAAGGGTATCAACCAGCATTAAAGGCTAATACTGAATATGTTGTTAGTTTAGATATATCTGGAAGTGTCACAGGTAGTTTTACTATTAGCGTTGGTGATGGTGCTGCATCAAATGCTATTACTACTTCTACAAAATTAACCCTATCTACTGGTGGTACTCCGACTACTGCTGAATTAACTATTACGCCTACTACCTTTGCTGGGACTATTGATAATATAAGTTTAAAGATTGCAGATGGTTCTTCTGATTTGGCAACAGATTCAGAACCTGGAAGCTTACCAGAGCTTGCACATTATGCTGTTGCTTTAAGAACTGCAATAAATATATTATTAGCTAAGATATCTGATGCAGTTCAAAACGAGGAAGACAATGAGATACAGCAAATGCTAAATGCTCAAATAGGGACATTACAAGCATTATATAAAGTTGAGACAGAAAAGTTATCGGGAGGTCATAATGACTAAGCAGGAAATATTAGAATTATTTAATGAACATCATCCTGCAATAGGAGAAGTTGAGGCTCTAAGGTATATTAATAAAGCTATGGCTGTTATTGCTGAGGAAACTAAGGTTAATTATGAATCTTTTTATGAGACAACAGTTGCTAATCAACGATATTATGAGCTTCCTGTAGGAGTGTTGACAGTTGATAGGGTAACATTATCGGATGTAGATGGTAAGGATTATAATATTCCTAGGTCATCAACACCATCAATAGAGGATACGGATTTAGTATAATGGCATTAAATAAAGATTACGCATATTACATAGACAGAAATAAAATAGCTCTTATAGAGAAGAGTACTACATCTGGTGAGT